GTTCCGTGTGCGCAGTCGCAAGTTTCCGCTAGGGGGTAGGTCATGGGCCGTCGCGGACCCAAGCCAGAGCCAACGCCGCTAAAGATCGTTCGGGGCAATCCCGGCCGCCGGCGCCTAAACAAGTCTGAGCCGCAGCCGCCAGCCGATGGCGTCGTGATGCCGACGCACCTCGGCCAAGTTGCTTCCAGCAAGTGGGCCGAGGTGCTGCCGCTGCTCCAGGCCGTCAAGGTGATGACTCGTGCCGACGTAGAAGCGTTGGCTAGGTACTGCGACACCTACGAGTGGTGGCTTGCCACCCGTGCCAAACTCAAGAAAGAGGGCGACACGTACCCGATTCTCAACGACAAGGGCGACGTAAAGTACATCGCACAGCGTCCCGAAGTCTCGATAGCCAACAAGTTAGCGGCCCAACTTCGGCAGTTAGAGAGCGACTTTGGCCTGTCGCCAGCGGCCAGAACGAGCCTCAAGGTTGAGCCGGATGCCAAGGAAGAAAGCGTCCTGTCTAAGTTCCTTGCCCGCCGCCAGAAGGCGTGAGTGGGTAGAGGGCTTCTCGTACGACCCGACGGATCCCGATCTCGTCATCGACTTCCTTCAGAGCGTCTGCGTCCACACGAAGGACGGGGCGACGGCCAAGGCTGGCGATCCGATCCAGCTGCTGGACTGGCACAAGGACGAAGTCATCCGGCCGCTCTACGGGTGGAAGGACAAGGACAGCCGGCGAAGGTATCGGGTGGCTTACTTCGAGGTTCCCAAGAAGAATGCCAAGAGCACGCTGCTCTCGTGCCTATCCATCTGGCATCTCGTCATGGAAGGCGTCGGCGAACTGGGGTGCATCGCGGCCAAGGACCGCAACCAGGCGGGAATCATCTACGACGAAACGGCCAAGATGATTCTCGGGTCGCCTGAACTGCGTGGCCTGCTCGAGGTGATCGACAGCCGCAAGACGATTGTGAACCGCAGCAACAACAGCAGCCTGCGGGTGATCTCTCGTGATGCAGGATCGGCGGAGGGGCCGTCGTATTCGTTCGTGTTCTTTGACGAACTGCACGCCCAGCCCGACCGAAAGCTGTGGGAAGCCTTGCGGTACTCCGGTCGATCACGGCCGCAGCCGCTCATCTGCACCATCACGACGGCTGGCAGTGACAGGCAATCGATTTGTTGGGAGCAGCACGAGTACGCCGAGCAGGTGATTGCGGATCCGGCGTACGACCCACGCTTCTACGGCCGAATCTGGGCCGCTCAGAAGGACGTGGACGACTACTTCTCTCCGGCTGTCTGGCGGCGGTGCAACCCTGGCATGGGCGTCACCATGACCGAGGAGTCTTTTGCGGCCGACGCCATGGAGGCCCGCAACAAGGCCACGAAACTCAATGGCTGGCTGCGTTACTCGCTGGGAATCTGGACAGAGACAAGCAACCGATTCCTAGACCCAGACAAGTGGGCCGCCTGTGCGTTGCCTCCGCCTGTGCCGCTGTCTGGCCGCCTCTGCATCCTCGGCATGGACTTGTCGAAGAGCACGGACTTGTCGGCCGTCACCGCCCTGTTTCCGCACGAGGATGGCACCTTCGACGTGGACTGCATGCTGTTCAGCCCACGGGATTTGATCATGGAGCGTGAGCGGACAGACCGCCAGCCGTTCCAGCACTGGGTCGATCAAGGCTGGATCACGGCGACCAGCGGCAACGTCATCGACCACGGCGTCATCCGAGAGTACGTGCTTGAGTACGCCAAGAAGCACCAAGTGGAGCGGGTGCTGATGGACATGTCAGGGGCCGTGCAGTTGGGCGTGGAACTGCAAGGAGCGGGGTTGGCCGTGGAATCATTTGGGCAGGGTTTCCGCTCGATGAGCAGCCCTACCAAGTTGCTGGAGAGCCTGGTGCTCCAGCAAAAGATTCGCCACCGAGGCAACCCAGTGCTGAGCTGGATGGCCGCAGGCGTGACGGTTGAGACAGGAGCGTTCGAGGACATACGGCCCGTCAAGAAGAAAAGCACCTGTCGCATTGACGGCATCGTGGCTCTCATCTTCGCCCTGGGCGGATGGGAGGCCAACAGCGTGCGAAAGGCCGCCGAACAGAACTGGGACATCATCACGCTATGAGCGAGACAGCCACCAACGACTACCGGATGCACGAGCTCCGTGGCATCGACTGGAGCGAGATGGGCGGTGGCCGCACGTCTTCGGGCATCCGGGTGAACGCCGACACGTCGATGGCCTGCTCGGCCTACACGGCGTGCATCCGTGTCATTTCGGATTCGGTATCGTCGCTGCCGCTGCATCTGTACGAGCGGGTGGCCACGGGCGGCAAGCGTAAGGTGCCCGAGCATCCGCTGTACCGCCTGCTGCACACGCAGCCAAATCCGTGGCAGACGGCCCAAGAGTTTCGTGATTGGATGACGGGCCTGTACCTGCACTACGGCGCGTCGTACGCCGAGAAGCGGCCTGGCCCCCGTGGCACGGTCGGCGAGCTCTGGCCGCTGCACTCGTCACGGATGGAAGAGGAACGGCTGGAGAACGGCCAGATTCGCTACCTGTACCGTGAACCGGATGGCCGGCAGACGGTGTACCGCCAGGAGCAGATCTTCGCCCTGCGGTACACGACGAGCGACGGCATCCATCCGATCCCGACGTACCGGCTGTTCCAGAACGCCATCGGCCTAGCCCAGGCGTTGGAGGCTCACGGGGCAACGTACTTCGGCAACGGTGCCCGGCCTGGCATCGTGCTGCAGTCCGACAACCCGATTCCCGTCGAGGCGGCCGAGCGTCTGCGTGAGCAGTGGGAGCGAATGCACCGTGGGCCGGATCGTGCCCACCGGACGGCTGTGCTGCCCAACGGTGTGAAGGCCCACGAGCTTTCGCAGAGCAACGAGGCGGCCCAGTTCCTTGAGACTCGCCAGTACCAAGTCATTGAGATCTGCCGGGCGTTTCGTGTGCCGCCGCACATGATTCAGGATCTCACGCGCAGCACGTACTCGAACATTGAAGTGCAGGGCACCGAGTTCGTGCAGCACTGCCTGCTGCCCCACCTGAAGCGGTGGGAAGCGGCCATCGCCCGTGACCTGATCGACGACGACGCGACGTACTTTGCCGAGCACAACGTCAGCGGCCTGCTGCGGGGCGATCACGCGAGCCGCTCGGCCTACTACGTCTCGGCGATCCAGAACGGCTGGATGAGCATTAACGAAGTGCGTGAGATGGAGAACCTCAACCCGCTCGGCGTCGAGGGTGACAAGCACTTCATTCAGCTGAACATGACCACGCTGGACAAGGCCGGCGAGGAGCCGCCTGCACCGGAGCCGGTGGCCGAGCCGCCGGTGGTGGTCGAGGCCGAGGACAGCCCGGCCGACGAGCTCGAGGACGACGCCGAAACAGAGGAGCAGACCGATGGAGATTGAACGCCGCTGCCTTGCGTTTGACGAGGTGCCCGAGGCCGACCTGACGCTGGAGACCCGCGCCAACGGCACGCAGGTGATCGCCGGCTACGCTGCGGTGTACAACCGCCTCAGCCTGCCGCTGCGTGAAGGCTCCACGGAGTTTCGTGAAGTCATCCTGCCGGGTGCGTTCGACAAGATCCTGAGCCGGCAACGTGGCAAGCAGGACACGGTGGCTCTGCTCAACCACAACTCTGACCTGATCCTCGGCCGCACGTCGTCTGGCACGCTCGAGCTCGCCAGCGACGGCAAAGGGCTGCGGATGGAGATCGTGCCGCCTGACACTCAGGTGGGCCGGGACACCCTTGAGCTCGTGCGTCGTCGTGACCTGCGTGGAGCGTCGTTTGCGTTCACTCTCGACTTGCGCTCTGGCGAGCAGTGGACAAAGGATGACGACGGCCCGATCCGCCAGATTCGTGAGGTGCGGCAACTCTACGACGTTTCCGTAGTGCTCACGCCCGCCTATCCGGCGAGCAGCGTCGGCGTGGCCATGCGGTCCTATGAGGCATGGCTTGCGTCACAGGGCGAGCCAGCGGCCCCGCCTGCTGTGCGTTCGGCCATGCGTGGCGTCGCCCAGGCGTGGGCCGCCATGCTGAGGCTCCGCAATGTCTGAGGCCCGCTGCACCTGCGGCGAGAAGTTGCGGTGCCGCTCTAGTCGTGCCTGCGGCGACGAACGGCAGCGGTATCTCCGTTGCCCAAGGTGCGGTGCTCGTGCGGTGGCGTTTGTGAAAACAACACTTTCGCAGGTGAGGTTCTGCAAGAGGCCGGGTGCATAGCGGCACAGTGGACTCCATCGGCAATCACGCCGCTGGAGATCACACATGGACCGCCTCTCGACTCTTCGCGCCGAAGCCAACGACGTTGCCGAGCGGATTGACTCGCTCACGGCCCTGCAGACCGACAACCAGGCTGATCTCGAGTCTCGTGATGCGGAGCTCACCGGCCTGACCGAGCGGGCTCAGAAGCTCGCCGCCTCGATCGACTTCGAGGTCAAGGTGGTCGAGTCGGCCAAGAATCTCCGCAGCGTTGCCGAGCGTTGCTCGCCGGCCCCCGAGGTGCGTGCGGTTGAGAATCGCATTGAGCCGGTGCGGGACGGCCGGAAGCTCAAGGCGTTCCGCTCGCACGAGACGGCGTACCGTTTCGGCATGTGGCTGCGTGCCAAGTTCGCCGGCGACGACAACGCCCGGCGGTGGTGTGCTGACCACGGCGTCGAGAGCCGCACGATGGTCGAAGGCGTCAACAGCACCGGCGGCTTCGCCGTGCCTGACGAGGTGTCGAACGAGATCATCCGCAACGTCGAGACGTACGGCGTGGCCCCCACGGCCCTGCAGAACTTCTCGATGGCCAGCGACACGCTGATGATCCCGAAGCGGCTCACCGGCGTCACGGGTGCGTGGCTCGGCGAAGGCAGCGAGTTCACCTACAGCGACATGACCGGCACTCAGGTGCAGCTGGTCGCCCAGAAGTTCGGCGTGGCCACCAAGGTCAGCAACGAACTGTGGGCCGACGGCGTGGGCATCGCCGACCTGATCGCCACGGAGCACTCGCTGTCGGTGGCCAAGGCCCTCGACGAAGCGGTCTTCACCGGCACTGGCACCTCGGCCTTCGGCGGCCACCACGGCGTAACGGTCAAGATCGACACCGCTCCGTACACCGCCAGCGTGGCGACGGCGGCCCCCGGCAACACGGGATTCGAGACGCTCGACAAGGAAGACTTCCTTGCCGTGCTGGCGAAGACTCCGCGTTACGCCCTGCCCGGTGCCCGGTGGTACATCTCGCCGGCCGGATACCACGCTGCGATGCAGCGGCTGGATCTCGGCCAGGGCGGCAACGCCAGCGTGGCCAACGGCTTCGGCCTCACGTTCCTCGGCTACCCCGTCACCCTGGTGCATGTCCTGAACAGCACGCTCGGTGCGGATGCGTCCAAGATCAAGTGCCTCTTCGGCGACATGGCCATGGCGGGTGCCCTCGGCCTGCGTCAGGGTTACGCCCTGCGTGTCAGCCAGGAGCGGCTGGTCGAGTATGACCAGACCCTTGTGACCGGCATCGTGCGGGCCAACGCCGTGTTCCACTCGCTCGGCTCGACCAGCGAGGCGGGCCCGGTGATCGCTCTGAAGACTGCGGCGTCCTGAACTTAGTTCCATCCACGGAGAACTGCTCCCATGATCCAGATTGCGGCAACGAAGACGGACGCCAAGGCGGCGGCGAGTGTGGCGGCCTCGGCCACCCACAGCCACGAGATCGACACCC